ATTTAAGTGTAACAACTAACTCAGCAGGCTCCGCAGCACTATCATACAATAATTCTACTGGAGTATTTACTTATACTCCTCCTGACTTATCAAGTTATCTAACAAGCGAAACATTTACTAGTTTAGTTCAAGATACTACACCTCAACTTGGCGGCGATCTTGATCTTAACTCAAATGATATTACAGGCACAGGTAATATAGACATAGATGGTATCTTAACTCAAGGTACTGATTCATATTACACACATCAATATGTTCTTCATGGCACAACCACCGACGCAACTGAAACAGAAATTCTGACAACAGCATCTACAAGAATTCCTGTCGCTACAAACACAACAGTCTTTTACGAAGTATCTATTGTAGCACGAAGAACAGATGCTACAGGCGAAAGTGCCTCTTGGCATCTAAAAGGTTGCGCTGATAATTTTAGCGAAACTGTAGCTGATGTAGGTAGTGTATACGAAATCGCAGTAGCACAAGACGATGTTGCGCTGTCAGTCGATGTTCGAGCTGACGATACAAATAATGCGATTAATGTTTTTGTAACTGGAGCAACAAGTAAAACGATACGATGGACAGCAATAGTTAAGACGACAGAGGTTGCTCAATAATGGCTCGTAGACTTAGAAGTTTTTTCTTTGACAATAAAAACGGTAAACTTTTTACTGGTGTTAATTACACTCTAAAAGATATTGAAACTCAAGTAGAAGGTACTGAGGCTATTGACGGAACTAAAGTATCAGACTTTGCTAGATCCGCAATACAAACTGGCGCTCAACCCTTCTTAGATAATGACACAAGTTTTTTAACAGCAGCAGCTACAGATAACAGAATTAATGAGGTAGTTAATACAGTAATTGATTCGGCTCCTGGCGCACTCGACACACTCAATGAATTGGCAGAAGCACTTGGCGATGATGCTAACTTCTCAACAACTATTACGAATAGCATTGCTACTAAATGGACTCAAGACAATACAAAGATTAGCAATTGGGATACTGCATACGGATGGGGCGACCATTCAACAGCAGGATATTTGACCTCAATCGCAGCAAATACAGTAGGAATTACTGAGTTAAATGTTACAGACGGCTCTAACGGTCAAGTACTAACAACTGATGGCTCTGGTACGCTATCCTTTGCTGATGCTGCTAGTGGCGAGTCATTTGCAGCATCTCTATTTCATACACTTGATAATCCTAATGCTTATGATACAGGTGTTAATGATAATTTTGGTGAGTCAGTAGCAATATCAGGCAAATATGCAATTGTTGGTGTTCGTTATGAAGACGATGCTGGCGGTCTTTCTTCTGGTAAAGCATATATCTTTGATGTGACAACAGGTTCATTGGTTCACACATTAGATAATCCTAATGCTTATAATACAAGTGCTCAGGATAAATTTGGTACCTCAGTAGCAATATCAGGTAACTATGCAATTATTGGTGCATCTTTAGAAGATGATGGAGGTGGCACTCAGTCGGGTAAAGCATACATCTACAATGTCACTACAGGTGCTTTAGTTCATACATTAGATAATCCAAATGCTTATAGTACAAGTGCTGGTGATTACTTTGGTGAGTCAGTAGCAATATCTGGTAATTACGCCATTGTGGGCGCTATATTCGAGGATGATGCTAGTGGCAGTTCTTCTGGTAAAGCATATATCTTCAATGTAACTACTGGTGCATTACTTCATACGCTTGATAATCCTAATGCTTATGATACAGGTCTTGAGGATAAATTTGGCGGCTCAGTAGCAATATCAGGTAACTATGCTATTGTTGGCGCTTGGAGTGAAGATGATGCTGGCGGTTCTTCTGCAGGTAAAGCATACATCTACAATGTAACAACAGGTACACTACTTCATACGCTCGATAATCCAAATGCTTATGGTACAAGTGCGAATGATTACTTTGGTAACTCAGTAGCAATATCTGGTAACTATGCTATTTTTGGCGCACCTTATGAAGAGGGTTCTGATGGCGGTTCTTCTGCAGGTAAAGCATACATCTACAATGTATCAACAGGTGAATTAGTTCATACGCTCGATAACCCTAGACTTTATGCTTATGAGGACCAGTTTGGCTACGCAGTATCAATATCTGGTAACTATGCTATTGTTGGTGCATATGCGCTAGGTTATACTTATGGAGGTATAGCACACATCTTCAATGTCACTACAGGTGAATTAGTTGCTACGCTCGATAATCCTAATCCTTATGGTACAACTGGAAATGATTACTTTGGTTATTCAGTGTCAATATCTGGTAACTATGCTATCGTTAGTGCTCACGGTGAAGAGGCTGATGATGGCACTAACGCCGCTGGCAGGACATATATCTATCAATTATCTACTCCAGGATACGCTCCAAACGCTGATGAATTCACTTATTCACTAGCTGCCGCAGCTTCTGGTGGTGGTGGGATCTCTGAGCTTTCAGAAGATACATCACCTGAACTTGGTGCCAATTTAGATACAAACGGTCATTCTATTGGAACAGGATACGCCAATCTTAGCTTCTATGAAGACAATGCACCTGGACTTATATCAGGTCGAGTTATTTACGCCAACGCTTACAATAAATTAGTCTTATCAAGAGGTGAATTAATATTTACAAATAGTGGTGATAGCCCTGTAACAATTACTACTCCCTCTAGTGTAGGGTCTGGTTATACACTAACACTACCTACTAGTGCCGGCGCTAATGGTCAAGTTCTAACTACAGACGGTTCTGGTAACCTTTCATTCGCTGATGCTTCTGGTGGTATCTCGAATCTTGTAGAAGATACAACTCCTCAGTTGGGCGGCAACTTAGACTTACAGAGTAACATGATCTTTGGTGGGCAGAATGGAAGTGGGGCTATTTCATACGCCAGTATTACAGGTATGTATAACGGCAGTAACGGTTCTGCTGGTGATGTATATATTCGTGGTGCTCGTGGAGGCTCCAATACTGACGGTACTGTTTATATTCAAGGCAATGCGACTGATGTAAGTGGTGGGTCAGGGAATGTATACGTAGGTAACCCCTCTTCAGATACTGTTAGAATTCAAAACTTAATCTACCCATCATCAGACGGCACTAATGGTCAAGTATTAACTACTAATGGTTCTGGTACTTTATCGTTTGCTTCTATTTCTGCTGGATCTAATAATATAGGATATCTTAATATTCCAGCAGTAGGCACAAAAACCTCTTCATATACACTTAGTACAAATGATGTGGGGAAATATGTTCAGATAGGATCAGGCGGTAGTATTGTTGTGCCTAACAGCACATTTTCTGAAGGCGATGTTGTTTCTATTTTTAATAATACTACAGGCGATAGAACAATTACTCTTTCTATATCTACTGCATATATAGGCGGGACAAATACAAACGTATCATCTGTTACTTTAGCAACTCGAGGAATAGCTACTATATTTTTTATCTCTAGTACACTTTGTGTCATTAACGGAAATGTGTCATAATGGCAGGCATTCAGAATTTTCTTATATCTAATGTGCCGCCTTCAGAATCAGCACCAGCACTTTATGATTTTTCTTTTTTTGATTTTAGTTCAGCAAATACAGTAGGTAGAACTGGCCCAAGTCTTAGTACTCTAAAATCTTTTTATAACACTTCAACAAATCCTTGGTTAAATAATACTAGTTTTTATAATGCAGTTAATGGTATTCAATATTGGACTGTTCCGCAAACTGCTACATATAAAATAAGAGTAGCGGGAGCAAGTGGAACAAATACAGCCGGCTCAGGATATACTGGAGCAGGAGCTATAATGCAGGCAAATTTTATTTTAGAAGCGGGAACTATTCTTTTTATATTAGTGGGCCAACAGTCATATTACAATGGTATAAGACCTTGGCAAGGAGGCGGCGGAGGAACTTTCGTTGCCACTGGAAACTCAGTAGCTACTTCTGATCCTTTGATTGTTGCTGGAGGAGGAGGTACAATTAGATCTACTACAACCTATAATCAAAATCTTAGAGCAAATACTGGCACCAGCGGTAAAAATGGATCAGGATCAAACGGAGGCACTGGCGGGTATGCTGCTAGTGGTGGCGGACATAATGCAGACAGCAGTGGCGGCGGCGCCGCAGGATTTTACACCGACGGCAATAGTAAAGGAGATCTACGTCGGCCAGTATTTGTGTCAGGATATAATTATTTCTTAGGAGCGCAATCTTTTAGAAATGGAGGAGAGGGAGGACACTTTGATACCACCTATGATACCTCACAACCATCTTCACGATCAGGATTGCACGGTGGGTTTGGCTGTGGCGGACCAGGCGGTTGGGGCGGTTCGGGCGGTGGAGGCGGCTATTCTGGTGGTGGTAACTGTAACAACAGCAACTATTCCGGTGGTGGAGGAAGTTTTATAGCTTCTGCGGCATCTAATGCTTGGACTAGTGATGGCTCTTTTTACGCACCAAGTTCTGTAACCGCTCCTTATCCTGGAAGCGTGGGAAATTTAAATGCATTCAATTACAAACCCTCTAATGGATACTGTACAATAACAAAATTGTAAGGAGAATTTATGGATATCATAACAGAAACATACGACTATATAATAAATAATATTGAAGAAGATAGTCCAGAAACTTTTATTATGAATTATTTAAATGAATGCTCTCTAACAGAACAGGAAAAAACAGAAGTATTAAATTTACTTGCTGCTGACTATAGTATTTAATATTATAAATAAAAGAAACACCGAAGGAACGCACGAATGGCATTATCAACTAGACAAGAGCTAATAGACTACTGTTTGCGTAGGCTTGGCTTTCCTGTCATCGAGATTAATGTTGATGAAGATCAGGTCAACGACCGCATCGATGATGCCATTCAACTTTGGCAAGAGTATCATTTTGATGGCGTAGAGCGAACTTATGTTCAGCATAAGATCACTGGCTCTACTCTCAATCTCACTACTCCTGCTGGTGGTAACTTTCTAAATAACGACAGAGTTACTGGCTCAACTTCAGGTGCTAGTACAGTAGTAAGGAGTGGGTCGGGCACAACTCTAACTGTTGAAGATACTGCTGGCGTATTTGTAGCAGGAGAAACAATCACAGGTTCTATTTCTGGTACCATAGCATCCCTTGACTCTACTACACCGTATGTCGCAGGTGATATGGATAACAAGTATATTCCTATCAGTAACGGCATTACAGGTGTTATCAGACTATTCAACTTTGGTGGTGCTGCAACTTCAAACACTAAAGACGGCAATTTATTCGACATACAGTATCAGTTTAGACAAAACGATTTGTACAATCTGATGGGCGCTGACATGATTTACTACAGCATGGTTCAGTCTCATCTTCAAACACTCGATGAACTTCTTATCAGTGACAGACAGATTCGTTTTAACAGAAAGACTGATAGACTATATATCGACACAGATTGGGACAAGACATTTGATCCTGGTGACTATGTAGTTGCTGAAGCTTACGCAATTCTTGATCCAGAAGAATACACAGAAGTCTATGACGATATGTGGTTAAAAAAATACGCTACTGCTCTTATCAAAAGACAGTGGGGCGAGAACATGAAGAAGTTTGGTGGAATTCAAATGCCAGGCGGTGTTACGCTCAACGGCGACAAAATTTTCGAAGAGGCTATTACAGAGATTAATGCTATAGAAGACGAGATGCAATCTCGCTACGAACTCCCTCCTTCGTTCTATGTAGGATAAAATCATGCCTACAAACTTTTATTTTCAAAGTGGACTGACAAGCGGAACTACCAATGAACAGCGTCTCATCGAAGACCTTATCATTGAGAGCTTAAAAATCTACGGCCAAGATATCTACTATCTTCCACGAACACAAGTAGCAACTGATGACATCTTTGACGAAGATACTTTGTCTCAGTTCAATCAAGCGTATCCTCTAGAAATGTATATTCAGAATGTCGATGGCTTCGAAGGTCAAGGCGAACTGTTTACAAAATTTGGAATTGAGATACGAGACCAAGCTACGTTTGTTCTATCTAAAAGAAGATGGGAGCAAATGGTACAAACTTCTGGTGGAGAATTCTCTCTAGAAGCAAGACCATCAGAGGGCGATTTACTATTCTTTCCTCTCACTGGCTCTATGCTTGAAATCAAAATGGTAGAGTTTCAAAATCCTTTCTATCAGTTAAGCAAGATCAATGTATTCAATCTACAGTGCGAAACCTTTGAGTATTCTTCTGAGGTTATTAACACTGGCGTTGCTGTTATAGATAACATATACGCAGAACAAAACATCGATATGTTCTTGTATCAATTCTTGTTGGAAGACGGTACACTTCTGCTACAAGAAGATGGCACTTCTATTATTCTAGAAGACTATGCGCTTACTAAGTCTACAGAAAGAACTGATAATACTGATTTCATTTTAGAAAATGAGGCTGATGATATTCTAGATTTCTCTGAAGTCAATCCGTTTGGAGAAATAGGTTAATGTTTAAAAATACTCAATTCTATCACGAACATATTCGCAAAGCGATTGTTGCTTTCGGAATGATATTTAATAACATTCGTGTAGAAAGAAGAACAACTGAAGGGGAAATCGCACAAGTTATGCGAGTGCCTCTTGCGTATTCTACAAAACAGAAGTTCTTGTCTCGTATTGCATTGATTCCTGATGCAGAATCTCGTGGCGAAGTAGCAATTGTTTTGCCTCGTATGGGATTTGAGATTCAGCAGCTAACATATGATCCTAGTCGCAAAGTTTCTCCTATTCAAAGAAACAAAGCAGTAGGAGAGGGCGATGATACAACTACTGTAAGGTCTTCTTATGTAGCAACGCCTTACAACATGTCGCTTGCTCTTTATGTGTTTGCAAAGAATCAAGAAGACGGACTCAGAATTGTAGAACAGATACTACCTTTTTTCAATCCTGATTTTAACATTACTGTCAACGAGATGCCAACGCTTGGTATTAAACGAGACATAAAAATTACACTCGATAACATAGACTATGATGATACCTATGAAGGCGAGTTTGCTGACAGACAAAGTATTATCTGGACATTTAACTTTACAATGAGATTAAACTTCTACGGGCCTGTTGACAATGTAGGAGTAATTAAAGAATCTATTGCTAAATTGTACGAGAAAGATGACTTCTTAAATGTAAGAATTAAGAGTACAGCTACAATAGGAAACGATGGTGTTATAGATAAGACATTAACTCCAGCAGATGAATATGAATATATAACTTCAATCTTAGAAAGTTTTGGTGATGAAATTGAATAATCCATTTGAAGAGTTAGACGCTACGTTTAACACAAAAGACAAGACAAAGGCTCTTGAGAGCAATCTAAAACAAACACGAGAAGTGAATAATCTTCCTGTGCCTCCTGCAAACGCAGAACAAGACTTAGAAGATGACTTTCAAGAAGCACGAGATATTTTGAAAAGAACTGCTGAATATAGCGAAGAAGCTATCAAAGGCATGCTTCACATTGCAAGAAACAGTGACCAGCCTAGAGCATACGAAGTAGCAGGTCAGCTTATCAAAGCGTTACAAGATAATGCAAATGCTATGATGGACGTACAAGACAAAGCAAAGAAAGTCAAAGGCGAAGAAGTCAAAGCTAAAAACAATGCAGTAACAAATAATAATTTGTTTGTTGGCAGTACAAAAGATTTGCTACGAGCATTAAAAGATGAGCAAGTAATAGAGCATGAGTGAAGAAACTTCCTATCACGGAAATCCTAACTTAAAATCTATTGGACATAAACACGATTTTACTCAAGAACAAATCAAAGAGTATCTAAAGTGTCAATCAGATCCAATTTATTTTATTGAGAACTATTGTCATATTGTGACACTAGATAATGGTCTACAACTATTTAAACTGTATGATTGTCAGAAGAAAAAAGTTGAAATCATAGTCAACGAACGAAAAGTTATTCTGATGGAAGGCAGACAGCAAGGTAAGACTGTTACTGCTGCTGCTTGTATTCTTCACTACACGATATTTAATGCTGATAAAACTGTTGCTATCATGGCAAACAAAACAGCATCAGCAAGAGAAGTACTTCTTCGTTATCAAACTATGTATGAGAACTTGCCTATATGGATGCAGCAAGGCGTAAAGACATGGAACAAAGGTGACGTTGAGTTAGAGAATAACTGTAGAGTATTTACAGCAGCGACAACGACATCTGGTATTCGTGGTAAGTCTGTAAACTGGCTATACATTGACGAAGCGGCAATTATTCCAAACAATGTTGCTGACGAATTCTTCGCATCTGTATATCCTACAATTTCTGCTGGTGAAACTACAAAGATTCTGCTCACTTCTACTCCTCTTGGTTATAATCACTTCTGGAAGTTCTGGAATGAAGCAGAGAAAGGCACGAATGGATTCGTCAGTCACTTTATTCCTTATACTGATATTCCAGGCAGAGATGAGGCATGGGCAGAACAGCAGTTAAAACTTCTTGGCGAACTCAAGTTCACACAGGAAGTATTGTGTGACTTCTTAGGGTCATCGAACACACTTATCAACGCTAGAACTATCGCAACACTTAGTTCTAAAGATCCTTTATATGAGAATCCTGAAGGAAACGGTGTTGATATATATGAAGATCCACAAGAAGATCATTATTATTGTATTACAGTAGACACTGCTAGAGGTATAGGCGGTGACTATTCAGCATTTGTTGTTTTTGATATTACAGAAATGCCTTACAAGGTAGTAGCTAAGTATCGAAATAACAAAATTGCCCCTATGCTATATCCAAATGTTATAGCAAAAGTTGGGCAAGATTATAATAACGCTTTTGTTCTTATCGAGAACAATGATATAGGCGGTCAAGTAGTAGAGATATTACACGAAGAAATAGAATACGATAATATCTTTAGTACAGTGACAGAAAAATCTAGACAGTATGTATCGCCAGGCTTTGGTAAGTCTACAAGACTCGGCGTTAATACATCTAAACAAGTAAAGAGACAAGGTTGTTTCAACTTCAAGTCTCTTATGGAAGAAAAGAAACTCTTAGTTTTTGATGCTGATATTATCAGTGAAATATCTACATTTGTTGAAAAGGGAAACACTTATCAAGCGGATGAAGGATACAATGACGACTGTGTTATGTGTATGGTTCTCTTTGGTTGGCTATCTACGATGCCATTTTTCAAAGAATTGGTAGATGTTAATACCAGAGAAGGACTTTACAAACAAGAAATGCAGAGTATTACACAGAATCTTACTCCTTTTGTAATGAGAAAGAGCAATGAAGAGCCTGAAGCATGGGTAGCAGGCGGAGATTACTGGTTAATGGATGATGAGTATAGCAAAAGATTGAAAGAGTCTAAGTTCAAATATTAAAAGTTATAAATAATCAGAGAAAACATAACAATATTGTTGTCTGATTTTTTAACGAGGAGAATAAATATGGCTTTTCAGCTATCACCTGGAGTCCAGGTAACAGAGAGAGACCTCACTTCAGTAGTTCCTGCCGTTGGTACCTCAATTGGTGGCACTGCAGGAATATTTCAGTGGGGGCCGGCCGAAGAAGTTACTACTATCAGTTCTGAGAATGAACTAGCAAAACGATTTGGCAAACCATCCACTACCGGTACTGACTACAGAACTTGGCTCGCAGCAGCTTCTTTCTTAGCGTACACTAGCACATTGAAAGTAGTAAGAGCAATCAATGACGCCTCGCTAAATGCAACGGCGGGTGTTGATGGTGCTGCTGCTACTGGCACACTTATCAAGAATGACATTGACCACGATCAGAACTACAGTTCAGGTGGCGAAGGCAACGGCATGTGGGCTGCTAAGTGGCCAGGCGCTATTGGCAACTCACTAAAAGTTTCTTTTGCAGATGCATCTGATTATACTTCTTGGACATATAAAGATCAGTTTGATTATGCTCCAAGTGCATCGTCTTACGTATCAACAGCAGGCGGAAGTGTAGACGAACTTCACATCATCGTAATCGATGAAGAAGGTTTGTTCTCTGGAATTCCTGGAACAATTCTAGAAAAATTTGCTGGTGTATCTAAAGCATCTGATGCCAAGGATTCGGTTGGTCGTACAAACTTCTATAAGAATGTAATCAATCAAAGATCCGAGTACATCTGGTGGACAGATCATCCAAATGCGGCAAACAACTGGGGCTCTTTAGCAGCAGGCACAACATTTGATAGCAATCATACTAGTGACGAAGCTACTGTTTCTCTAGCAGCTGGTGCAGATGGCACTATTACTGACGGTGACAAAGAAAGAGCGTTTATCTTATTTGCAAATGACGAACTAGTAGATGTTAATCTCATTTTTGTTGGTGATGCGTCTATTCATATTGGTAACTATGTAATTGAAAACATTGCAGAAGAACGCAAAGACTGCATGGTATTCGTTTCACCACAAGAGGATTCAGTAGTAGACAACTCTGGCTCTGAAGCTACTGCGATTGTTGCTGATGTTGCTCAATATACTACTAGAAGTTCTTTTGCAGTAATGGATTCAGGCTACAAGTACATGTATAATAGATACACAGATCAGTTCGTATTCGTTCCTTGTAACGGCGACACTGCTGGTGTTTGTGCGAATACTGATACTATTGCTGATCCTTGGTTCTCTCCTGCAGGGTTGAATCGTGGTGCAATCAAGAATGCAGTAAGACTTGCTTATTCACCTAACAAGTCAGATCGTGATACTCTTTACAAAGCAGGCGTTAACCCAATCGTTGGTTTCCCTGGTTCAGGTATCGTATTGTACGGTGACAAAACTCTTCTTGAGAAGCCAAGCGCATTCGATAGAATTAATGTTCGCA